ACCCCTTGGGGACCTTGCCAAAGTTAAAGGTGTCCCCGTTAGCCGCCGCCGCCGTGATGCTGATTTCCCAATAGAAACAGATCATGTTTCCAGGAAAGGCGCCCACCATCACGTTGGCGTTATTCGCGTACTGTTTAGATGTATATGCAGCCATTGTATTTACTCCTTGAGATTAATCGCCGACGCCACTGGTGTATACCGTCACCATGCCGTGCTGCTTTGATCCGGCTGAGGAGCCGGTCGCAAAGTTTGTTTTGACAATTCCGCGTAGCTCCTCAATGGCGACGCCTGGACGGAACCTGTAGTCATCGAGAACGTCGGTGACCGGCGTAGGTTCTTGACCCCAAGCAATCGCCGCGGCTTGCTGCCCGCAAAGAAAGTTGGGCTCTACCGGGATAGACGAAGCACCTGCCGCCGAGAAGATCGACGAACCAGCCGTGATCAATGTGCTGATCTCTTCGATTTCGCGGAAGATAATGCCGTCATAGATTAAGTCCCCGTCTTGAAACAACGGGTTCTTGTCCATCCCGCCATTTTCGCGAGCGCGTGCATCGCGGTTGGCGTTGATCATCGTGGAATCGTTCTTTAGGTCTCGGAAGGACCGAGCGCCACAGAACATTACGAAGTATTCGCGGCCATCCTCAATGCGGAACGGACGGATGGCCGGTGAAGCGGCCTTGGCCATGCGCTTAGCCAAAGATGCCGTGGCAGCAGTCAACTTGTCGTTTGTGCTGTCAACATTGCCAAGGCCAGTGGCATGGGTCGCACTATAGTTCGAGGTTGAGGCCCCGTATAAAATGCGGTCGCTATTCGCCGCAGACCATGTATTGTAGTTAGCAGCCGTGGCGCCGGTGACAACAACGTTACCATCGACGTCAAGAATATCTACAGCCGGGATACTGGAGCCTGAAGCAACGGGGCCAGCCAGGTATTTGATCAGCGAATCGCGAAGGTCATCGGCAGACCAATATTTCAACATATTACGCGCGGCATTTAGCAGATTGATTTCTGTTTTGAACTGAGTTGATTTCGGCACCTTGACGCCGTTACGCACCCAATCAACAGAGACGGGGCAATTGTAGTTTCCAAGCTGCTCTTCCTTGCCGGAAAGAACGCCGGAGCCGCGAACACCGGCGCCACGAAGTTTGGTGATCAGCGGTATGTTGATGGTCTTACCGGCTTCCTCCGTCAGTTCGTATTTTGTGACAATGACGGAAGTGTCGGCACTGCCCATATAAGGTTTGAATTTAGATTCCCGGACATATTCCGAGAAGTATTGAGATATCCAAAGCTGCCGCTCACTGGCGGTCAGAAGGGTGGTTTCAGCCATTGCAAGTGTTCCTTATTTGAACACCGCCCTGAAGGCCTCTCCCGGTCCAATTGGAGCTTGCGGGCCCCTGCCGCCAGCGCTAGGCGCTGAGGCAAGAGATGGTCTTGGCGGTGCGAGGGGTTGAGATGGCCCCGCTGCACCTGCTGCCTGCGTCTGCTGACTTGGCTTCACATATCCATTGGCCTCTGCCCACTTTTGAGCCCAAGCCTCAGGATCTTCGTCGCCGATCTTTTGCAAACGCAAAGCCCGCTGGTGTTGCGAGACTACGAAGTCGTAAGGATCGACTTGACGTTGAACGTTCTGCCAAAAATGCGGGTTCTGCCGCAGCTCTGCCGCAAGCCATTCCTCCGCCGCTTTGACTTTCTCTGTGCCATGATGGCGAAGCGCCATCGAGTGGCTCACCGTGGTGATCGCGTCCCAGCGCGCTTGCTCAAGCCGCTGGTTGATTGAGGCTTCAAACCCGTCAGGATCCGTTAAGGGATCTAGCGGGGCAGGTGGTGGGGCCTTATTGGACTCCTCCATCTGCTTGCGGTATTGCTCGAGCTCGCGCTCGTACTTCTGCCGCTTGTCGCGCTCGTCCAGAAGCGCCGCCATAGGAATATATCCCGGAGGGGGCTGAGCTGGCTCCCCGGTAGGCTTCCCAGTAGCTGCCTCTGTGGCTGCCTGAGCGGGCTGTGCCTCTTGGGCGGCAGGCGGGTCAGGCTGTGCAGGCAGCGCCTCGGATGCCATAGGCTCCGGCGCGGGCTGCGTGTCTGCTTTTGACGCAAATCGACCATTGTCGTCCCTGGGTCTATCCAGGAACGAGAGTTTGTTCTCGTCCATGTCTTGTCCTACGTAAGCGACCGGTAAAGCCCGTCGTCGGCTATGAGCGCCCCTTAACCGTGGGCGGCACGTATGGCCCTGCTATGAAAGCAGAAGCAGCATTTCGTCGTCCTCTTCCTCTTCGCGCATGATGCGCGCCTGTTCGCGGATGAGGACGTAAAATTGATTTATCTCTGCAAGAGCGTTGGCTAGCGCTGCCTGAGCCGCTGCACGGTCACCTCTGAGCGCTGCAAGGGCTTTCGCCGCAGCTATCCGCGCCGCCTCTTGCTGGGCTTGGATAGGCTGCGGTGCTAGATGGTCAGAGCCTTCTGCAAGGAATTCGTGTACATCCTCCTCGCTGTCTCTGCGCTTGTTGCGCCGCTTGTAATAATAAGGGTCCCAGCCGCCCTTTGACCTAACTTCTTCTGCGGCCGCTGCCGGGGCAACGCCTGGGACCAACGCGATCTGAAAGGCGTTAATTTGTACGGCGTTGGCCTGGAACATCTCATTTCTTGCAAGTCAGCGTGGCTATTATATCTTGCGCTGCCTCTTTATAGTTTTGCAGGGCAAACTGCTGATATTCTTGATTGCGGGTCAGTAAGGCCTGACTCAAGCTGTAACCCCACGTGGCCTCAAAATCGCAGGAATAACCATTCTTATTCCATTCCGCGTCTGTATGCGGCGCTTGCGCCTTACGCCACTCACGGGACAGGTAATAAAAACCCATCTCACTGAACGGCTCGCAATGTGTCGGGTCGCCATAAAACCTATTCGAGGCCCAGTGCGGGAAAATGAGTGTGCACTTTGCTCCAGCCAACATCACGCGGTGAAGCTCGTTGAAAAACCTCACGCGCTCCCATTTGCTGTTGAGGTTGGTCAAATGCTCAAGGAAGTGCGAGCAGTGAGCTTCCTCAACACTGCAATCTTCGAACGGCCACCGATCGGCCCCAATGCGAAACACATGGTCAACACCCGGCATGGCGTATTGGTCTACGCCAGTAAACCCGGGCCTCTTGTTGCCGCCGCAGCCAATATCCAGCTTAACCGGCGCCACAGTTACAGGTAGTTTTTCGGCGGCTATGCGCTTGCTCATATTCACCACATTGTATCGGAGCTAAAATCGTAATGGCCAACAAGGATTCCGCAGTCAATGGCGCACCTGTACCCATACTTGCGCGCGTCAGCCCAGAAATAGAGATCTTGGGTGCCAACACCCTGCGCGCTTGACATGGTTTTGAACCAAGGCTTACGCAACCTCTCATCCTTGAACATCGACGTGCGCCACAAATTGAAGCCCATCCCAGTCCCGCAGCACTCGACCAGCCCGCCCGGAACAGGAGGCTGTGGCCGGAAGTTCAGCACAGGGTCCTTCGGGTCGCCCCAAATTTGCGGCACACCGCCTTCACCCTTTGTCCAATATAAACCGCCAACGCACGCCAACTCTGGGTGCGCCTCCATACGCTCGATCAACTTCAGCACCCCATCCGGAGGCGGGCAGTTATCGTGTTCGACCGTCAGAATATATTCCCATTGCGACAGTTCAGGGTGTGACAGTACCTGCTCAATAGCCTGGCTGTAGGCGTCGCCTACCTCCATACCTAAGCAGAGCATGCGGTGAACCGCCTGGTTGGGTGGAAAGATCATGTTCCAGTGACTCAAGGCCACCTTGGCGGGCATCATGGCCGCGCTCGGGATCATCACCACGATGCGCTGTTTCTTCCAGCTTGCGGCCTTCAGAATGCGGCCCCGGCTCAGCTCTAGATCTTTATTGTGCCGCCCTGCAAAGTCATAACTTACGATCTGCGCCGCTTGGGTCACGCCACACCATATTGCTGCTTAAGCCCGTCGATCAGGGCCTGATACATTGCCTGGATGACCGCCAAGCCGTCGGCCGAAGACATGCTGAATGTATTCACATTCTCCTGCTTCACAAACACGCGCTGGCCATTTTCGTCGCGAAACTCCACATTCACGAGTGCGATGATTTCGGTCAGTTCGTTGTTATCGTTTGTGGTTGGCCTTAAACTGTCAAGCCAAACTCTTGATGCTGTGAGAGTCGACATGTTACCCCCTGAACAATAGAGCGAAGTTCGCCTGCGACCGTGACGCACCCGTCATCGTCATTTGCGAATAGCTGATAGTACCCGGCAGGCCCGTCGATGCGGCGGAAAAAACACCGGCGGGCATGAACGAGTTATTCGTGGCAGCCGTTGCCACGGAATAATCACCGACCATCGCAAAAGACGCGGACTGGACCGGGTTACCCAAAACAGACACCGTTCGGTTAAGCGCAGTCGTCGCCGTGCCGGATGAGAACGTATTCGTCACCCAGTTCGCCGCGATAAAATATTGCCCAGGTGTCATCGAGAAGTTGACCGGGCACGAAATCGGGCGAACGCCCGAGCCAATGATTTGCGTCTGCCCGGCTGTGTTTGAGGCCAGCGTATATGTTGTTTGCGTTGAGCCGGACGATAAACTTACAAGCCTAGAGTTGGCCGTGTCGTTGGACATAATGGCCATGTAAATGGACCACTGCTGTCCATAGGTGTTCGCCACTGCAGAGGACGACACGGACTGGTAAACCGGAAGCTCAATCCTTGTGCCAGATAGCCCATAGGGGATCTGAAACATATTCACCGATGCCGACGCATTAACCGGCGCGGAAACAAAAGTTAAGTTATTCCCGTCAGGCCCCCAATGGCTGGACATCATGTTGCCCATGCCAAGAACAGTAATGGTGGCATTACTTCCAGCGCCGCCCGTCGACTGGCTTAAAGTTATCCCGTTCGACCCGGCAAAAACAACATTACCTGTCGATACAGTCCCCGTCGATCCGGCTGTATTCCCAAGGTTTGACACACCGATATTGGGGCCGGTCTGGTTGACCGTTCCGAGCAGCCCAGAAATTACAACAGAGCCATTAGTAACGCCGACTGAAACGCCACCCGCGCCTGCAATTGAAAGGGCGTCAATGTTCTGCGTTCCGCTGCTCGATTGCGTCGTGTTGGATGCGGCAAAGAGGCTGCAGCGTATTTCCGTTAGCGCCACAGAGCCATTAGTGTTAGTCCATGAAGCATAACCATTATCGCTAAAGCCAAGCGTTTGAAATGCCGATGACCCACCTGCAGCGCTGAAAGCTTGATTAGATTGCGTCGCAGATACTCTAAATGACCCGTTAGACCACCCCGCAGAAATTATGCCATCGGGCACGAATGAAAGCGTGCGCACATCGTAAGTCGATGATGATGACTGACCCGTTGACTGTGCCGTAACATAAATGCCGCCTGTCTGCGCCGAAACACTCGCTGTAATTGCGCTGCCAGCACTCGTCCCAAAAGAAACGCCATTTATGTTGCTGAAAGATAGCGTCTGAAAAGCGAAGCCGCCATTAGCCGCCGTCACATTTTGGTTGCTCTGGCTTGTCAGGGCGTTGTGAGAACCAACGATTGTATGGCTTCCGCCTGCTCCGGTAGAAAGGCTAAGTGTAACACCGTTCAGGTTGGTTAATGCAAGCCTCGCAACCGTGCCACTAGTTGCACTGTCTGTTACCGTAAAGCTTGAATTAGTGATGGTAGGGACTGTGTAAGAGGCGGTTATAGTTGACGCATTAAGCCCAAAGCTAATTCCATTTAGGTTGGAGAAGGTTACCGCAGTTAGATTATTAGATGTTGTGCCAGCTGACACATTGAGGAAGTCATCAGCTGCGCTGACATTGATGGTCGCAGCGTTGGCACCTTGAATGCCACTCAAGGTGACATTGTTCGAACCACCAAAAACAATGTTGGTGCCGGTCAGAACTGCGGCGCCAGCTGTGTTGCCGCTCAGCGTAACCACCTGGTTGTGAGCGCTATTCCAATCTGATGGGCGCACCACATCGGAGGCCGCAACTGTTGCCGTCGTTGCCCCGAACCAAACCGTCATCGTGCCGGCGGCATCAGCCACCGCGTTGCTGAAGGCGTGATTTACGGCCATATCAATTCATGCTGCCGGGCGGGACAATTTCAACGCGCTTTTCCCCTGTGCGCGGGTCTTTCACCAGGCGGCGCGGGGCTGTGGCCAGCTGCACCATTGAAGTGATTGCGGCAGCTGTATTTTGCATGGCCTGTGCAGCCTGGATCATCCCGGCCGCCGCCTGTGATAGGGCCAACGAGCTGTCCTCTTGCGCCTTGGCTATAGAGGCCTCAGCATTATCAGATAGCATCAGCCCAAACTGAGGCTGCGGCCGCGCCTTTGCCGCCTGCTCCCTCAAGCTCGCCTGCATATCTGCCTGCCGGTTCGCATGTGCAAACTCAAGGTCTTTCATCCGCGCGCTATGTTCAAGTTGCAGCTGCAAATCTTGCCGCTTTAAATCGGCCTTTTGGCTTTCGAGCGCGGCTTGCTTCTCAAGCAGGGAGCCAGGAGTTTCCTGTGGTGATTGCTGCGCTTGCTCTTGCGCCTTTTTAAGCTTGTCAAGCAGCAGCCGCTTCTTGGGCAGGCTTGAGGCCTCAATCAACACATCCGGCGGGATGGGAATACCAGCCTGAACCAGCTCAGCCAGCCGCTGAAATTGCTCCTCATGGATCACCGCGGTGTCCGGCGTCGAGTCAATGATAATGTCGACGTCCATTTCCGCCGGAGAGTTAGCCGCCATCGGTTGGCCAGTGTTGGGGTCGACAAATGGCTGGCCAGTATTCGGGTCTACCGCGTTCATCAGAATGTAGCGCGGCGCTTGCTCATCATCGGTGACGCGCACCCACTTTGGCGCCGTCCAAAACTGCTTGATGCACTCCCACATCGCGCGGTAATTGCGCAAGGTCCAATCATCGAATGCAGCAAGGACTGGCGCCTGCTCAGTCAACCCCGCTTGCTGTTCGGCCAAAATAGCCCGTCCTGATTGGTTCGCGCCTTGACGGCCAACAATGCCAGGGGTCGGAGACTGCCGCCGCATTTCATCTTTTGCGTCTCGCAGCAACTCGATGTGTGCTGGCGTGAGCTGCTTATCGCCAAGCTCCTGAATTTGGTTCTCGCGCGCGGAAATAATTCCGTCCGGACGCGCCCATTCCCGGCGCACGTCATCGACATCGAGTACGCCCGGATCCACGCGCAACTTAGCAACGTTGAGGATGTGCACGGCCTTAGAGCGGCCTTTGTTGATGGCGTCCTGCGGGCCGATCATATCCCGCACAACGCCGTAGCGGCAGTTTTCTTGATCGACATAAGCGGATTGCGAAATGGTGCACTTCTTGCTGCGGCCGCGCGAATCTTTGTACTGAGATGGCCCGGATTCCAAAATACCGCCGCAGACAAAAATGCTGCGAAACCATTCAGCGCCTTTACGGTGATACATTTCAAAAACCATAACCCGGCGCTGCTTGCGGTCCGCCCAGCTCCAGGCGCGCGATGGCCTGTCTTTATAGGTCTCAGACGGCGCGGCATCGATGGAGGAGACAATCACATCCGCTTTATCGGGGTAGAGTGCTGCCAGATCGTTTTCATCCATCCACTTGGCAATGCCATCGTAACGCGCGTCGGAAAAATCCAGCTCTCGCGAGTAAGGGTCGTAAAAATATTCTTCTGGCTTGACACGCCGGATTTTTATTTCGCCGTCTTGCTCAACCTCAACTATTGATGTGGAGATGCCCCAAACCAGAAAGCCTAATAGACACTCACGCCGGAGTGAGTTAAATCTCGTCGTGTCCGCGACATAGCGAAGCCCATCGGTTGCCACCTCTGCCGCATCCTGATCGCGTGGCGAGCGGCCCCAAGCTTTCGGGTCTGTCTTGCCGCGTTCGACAATGCCGATGATGGCGTTGACCGCTGGCTTGATGTGGTTAAAGGTGAGCGCTGGCTGCTTCCTGCTCTCCAGAACGCGCAACTCGTCCGCCGTCCACTGAATGCCGTCATAATAATCTTGGTAGGCTTGGGCTTTGCGCCGATTGTCATCGAGCAAATCCATTGCTGCCGTTGCCCGGAGCTTGAGAGATTCCAATTCCTCTTCTGCCCTGGCAACACTGTTTGATTTTTTCAATTATGAATGACCTCAATCGTAGCGCTAAGCCACTTTCCATCCACCCGATGCGGGCCTTTGTCGTGAATGCAAATCGCTTGGGTTTCTTGACGTTTCGCGCGCTGTCATGACAGCTGGCCACGCCTCATAGACCGCACGGCCTATGAGCGAGCAACAGTCGACTGCGTCATCGTATTTGCCAGCTGGAAAGCGGATCAGCTGGTCCACCACGTCTCCAGCCCACGGCAGCTTAGGAAACGATACCTTTCCATTCGCGGCCAAAGCTTGAAAGGCCCGGGCCCTTGTGGCCTTGTCATTGATGCTAGGCACCCATTCAACGCTCACCCAAGCGCGCCGCTCTTCCATGCGTTTTTTCAGCAGGCCTTCAATGGCTCGCTTGATGACGCCGCTTTCAGCAAACCAGGTGACTGGCTTGTGCTTAAGAACAAGGTCACACCATCTTTCGATCCACACCGACGCATCGGTCTGGCCTCGCCACCAATCGAGAGCGTAAATGGACCCGTCAACCGCCACGCCCCATATAGCGTGCTCCGTGTAATCCCCTGCGCCGTCAGTGACAGCGAAATCAGAAGTTCCGAAGAAGTTGACTTTTGGTGTTTCGTCATAGGCTCTAAACCATTCCCTCCGAAAGAACGTGCCCTCGTCTGGCTGCGGATCTTGTTGGTACAGAGCGGACCAATACCGGGGCTGCGAGTTCGCCCGGATGCGCTCAAGAGCTTCCAGTGGGTAAGCGTCGGGCCAGAGCGCTGCCCCGGTATTGTCAATAGCGGGAAGTTGCACCACTTCCCACTTATCACCACCAGCCTGTTGCTGCTCGAGCAGATAGCCACTTAAGTCATCTTCGTGCATGCGATGATTGATGACGATTATCGCGCCGCCGGGCTGCAAGCGGTTGTAGACGCTGCCTTGATACCAATCCTTGACCGCCTTACGCTCAACCTCGCTTTGCGCATCGGCCATCGAGCCAAATGGATCGTCAATAATAAATTCGTCAGCACCCTTGCCGAGGATTTGCGATCCAACACCGACAGAGTAAAATATTCCGCCTTGCTTAGTGTGCCAGCGGCTGGCGGCTTGAGAGTCTTCAGCGAGCTGCGTTTGAAACAGCCTCCCGTATTCCTCAGACCTGACAACGTTCCTAACCTCACGCCCGACATCAGAAGCGAATTCGGCGGATGCCGAGGCTGCGATGACCTGACGATGCGGGTTGCGCCCCAACACCCAGGCCGGATAACGGCGCGAGGCCAACTCTGTCTTGCCGTGCCGTGGCGGCAGCAGCAGCATCAGCCGGTCTATTTCCCGCCTCTCAACGCGCTCAAGCTGTGCAGCAACAACTCTGTGATGCTGGGCGGTGCGATAGCGCTCAAAAGTGTACTCTACAAAGTCAATGAGGCTTTGCCTTGCCCTGCGGCGCCTCAGCAACTCCTGCGCTGCCTGCACGATTTGCGATGATCGCGACGAGCTCTGCATCGGTAAGCTCTGAAATGCTGACTTCACGGCTTGATGTTACATCCAAACTTTGATGAGCCTTACCGTCGATGCGGTCCGCTATTTCCCTGAATGCTGCCAGATCGCCCTCAACCGCTTTTTCGACTACAGCAGCCGCAGCAATGGCCAGTTTCTTGCGGCCTTGCGGATCACCTTCCTGCACTCTGTTGACCGCAATCATGAGGGCGTCGCGAATTAGCTTGTCCCGCTTGTTGCCGGAAGTTGGGCTACCCATAATAATCTGTTAACTCGTTGATGACGAAATATTATTGCGCTAGCTGTAGTTGTCTGACCAGCTGCTATTGGCGCGCGGGTTGATGCTAACCCTCATTTCGTCGACATCACCGCTGCTAAGCGTGGCTTTGATTGTCACGTATCCCGCGCCTTTGAGGCGCTGAGTGATTCGCGTGGTGGTGTTTGATGCCCCCGTAATTGTCAGGCCGCTTGCTGTTCTTGTAACGCTCGAAATCGTGGCGCCGTCTAAATAGTTGGACATGTCGATGATGTAAGTCAGATCGTCATTGTCGTCTTGAAAGGCGCAAAATTCTTGGGGTCCGGCGGCGGAAATTCCACGCACCGAATGACGGCCATTTGAGGCGAGGACGATTGTTCTATCTGCCAGTTTCCAGCCCCATGAGTCAAAAAAGCCGCCCGCAGGGTCGCGAAGCGGCACAATATCTGAATCTTATCGTTTCATGTCCCATGAAAGTCAAGAGTCATTCTGGCAGTTTCCAACGCTTCGCCAGCCAGTCTAAGGCGTCCCTCAAACTTGGGAGTCCAGATCTGTGGTGCATGTTCGCAGATGCTGCCCAGTGGCTTGCATACTGTCCCTGTCCGCACACGGCACGCAGGACGGAGAACGTGTTGGCGGGGGCGACTTCGGCAATCTGTTTGAGCTGCTGCAGCGCGGCAACTTTGACTTCGGATATTTCCGGCGTGGACGAGCTCGTGATGGGCCCATCCAGATTCTGTGCTGCAACATCGGATCCATGCGCGATCATCCACAACCTCCAGAAGCGGTTGCCAGCCTCCCATTGGCGCTGAGTGATGATTGGTCTTTTGCCAAATGCGTATTCATCGATCACGCGGTCAAACGTCTGCCAAGGCTTTGCGGCTCTGTTGCGCTTATCGGCCGGCACTTGCACCACGCCGCCTTTGGCGAGGCGCTCAGGGGTTGGCCGGATAGCCTCGGACTCGTGGGTTTGGGCACTGACGGTCGTGACGGACATAAAAATCAAAATCCGTAATTTGGAAGGGAAAGGGGGGTTTGAGTTTCTCTTTGGGGGGAAAGGGAAACCTTTGTTGGGAATGCGTGGTCCATAGGGGGTCCATAGGGGGTCCATGGGGGGTCAACGGTGGGGTCCATGACCAGGCTTATCCACAGGCATTCGGCGATCTCGCCCGGGCGAATTTGTGTGTGAAGGATGCTCACGGGTTTCCCTCCACTTCGCTTGGATACGACATTCCGAACGGCTTCAGATAAGATCGTTTGCGTCCATCTGAACTCTTCATCGTGGTCGTCACGAGGCGACCTTGGCTCAACAACTCCTCTTGTGCTTTCATGAGATGAGATAAATTTAGGACAGAGAACTTCTCGTTCTGAGCCCGTACACGATTTACTAGAGCCGTTCTTGCTTGCGGGTCCGGACTCAATTCAACGCCCATTCGAACAAACTGCACGGCCGCCTCAAACAGCTGATCCTGAAGATCAATCGCGTCGAAGAACGTTCCCGGGCCCTCTTCAGATGTAACGAATACCCCAGACTGATAGCGTAACCGCAACTTCTGGTTTGTTGGACCGTAGTTCGATTTCATAAATTTCAGGAAGCGTTCGTTCGTGGGAATTTCGTCCCCGTCATCATCCACGCGCTTTGGTTTGGTGAGATAGACGCGGGAACGCACGGAATTATTCCAGCCGGTGGAGCCGCTTGAACCGGCGCCAGAGGCCATGCCAGAGACGCTGGGGTGTTGTGTGATGATGATTGTCCCTCGCGTCTCCAAAGCCCACCCACGCAAACGCTGCACAAATCCTCTGACTTGTTCCCGGTCAATTTCGAGACCGCCAAACGTATCAGCAGCGGTGTCGATGATAACGCATTGGACCTCGCGCGAAATCACATAACTCTCAACCTGCCGGAAAAAGTTGGTGATTGTGCCTGAGCCTCCATCGCGGCGGTTAAAGCTCATGAGCGTGTTGGCTTGCCCGGCACGGCTCATCATGGTGACAAGCCCGGAAATGTCTTTGTGCGAGCACCCGTAATAGCGGTTAATGTCCTCTTGCCGCCGCTGCAACTCGTCCGGCTCGTCCTCGCAATAAATTCCTAACGAGGAAATGCCATAAGATGGAGTCTGAATCCCAAGCCAGGGCGCGCCCAAGGCGAGAGCAGTCTGAAGCTGCATGCACAGCAGCGACTTCCCAACTCCACCATCACCGTTGAGGAGAGTGGCACCGCCGCGAACACAGATGCCAGGCACCAACCACTCCCGGTCAGGAGCGCGCTTTCCGTGCCATTCCCCAGGATCAATGAGCCGTAATGGCTCCATTCTAGGACCGCTTGGCGGCTGATTGTCTGTGACCAGCCTCATGCGCGGCGCACCTTCAGCACATCGTTGAAATCGCTAAATGATTTTTCTGGAAAATAAACGTCCACTTTGAAGCCACATTTTTCGTAATATTCTGCCGCTTCGAATGCCTCGGTTTTTCCGACCAAACCGGTGTCCCCAAAAATCACAACCATCTCAATCTGAGGGGGGACCCTGATGGCCTTTAGCCTTGACGCGGAAAGCGTGGCCCAGGTTGGAATTTGATACAGAGCCTCACAAGAAAGTGCCGTCTCGATCCCCTCTGCAATCCCAAGCGTTTTGAAGGGCCGGGAAAGCTTGACGGATGCGTGCCCCATCGGGCCCAGAGTCATCTTGGCCATTTCTACGGGTGCTTTGCCGGATCCGTCCGGAGAAAGCCAGGTACGTTGCACAGCCACAACCTCATTCCGAAAGTCATGAAGGGCCGCAATCATGCACGGAAATTGCTTGCCGCTCGGGGCGTGTTTTAAGCGCGGAATATATTTGAGCGCGGGCGATGGTCTTGGATTAATTCCGCGCGACATCAAATAGGTCTCAACCAGCGTGCCGGGCGTTGGGGAGGCATTGTCCCACAAAGATTTTGCAAACTGCTGACGCTCCCGGTCGTCTTTATTAGTGTGGCCGTCGTGGGGCCGCGTCAGATATCCAGGGTATCCCGGATCAACCTTGGCCCCGCCCTCCCAAAGCCCCATGGCCGTGAGCGCCGCTATTAATTCAGCCTGAGTGCAGCCGGAAAAGCAGTGCACGAGAGGCCTCCCATCGCGCGTCATAGAAACGCTCATCGATGGCGAGCGATCATCGTGAGCCGGACAGCGGCACATGGCTCTCTTACCGCGCCATTTACCGCCCAAACCCTCAACGATGCCGCGCGCCGTTATCATGCTCGCAGCCCAATCTCATTGAGCATTTTTGCGCGCTCATAGAGCTGGCGCCAGTGGTTCACCCAGATCAGCGCACGCATACGCACTTTTGGGCTCCTCGCACTCCGGTACATATCGAGCGCCCGGTAACGTCCGGCGGCGATCTCGCCAGCGTCAAATGTCATCGGCATAGGAAAATAAATGACCCCGGATTGATAACTCGCCATCACTCGCCCCTAATTTTTTCGAGGCGGTATCCGATGCCCCAGTCCACGACTATCCTATGGTGCTGCAATTTCTTCCGGAGGTGAGCGACATAGACCTTTACAATGTCAGACATTGGCCCTCCGTCAGGCCTATCGTGATAAACGGCGTTATAGATAACTCTGTGCGCAACAACCTTCCCAATAGCGCTGTGCAGCACGCTTAAAATCTTGCGCTCGTTGGCAGTCATGCGCGCATCTTCTCCATCGATCCTGAACTGGTCTGATGCAATATTTGCAATCGTTGATTTGAGATTTTGATTTTCCGCGCGCAAGTAATTGACCTCATCGGATAGCGTCATGTTCATGGTGCGGCCCTCAGATGCGCTCTTAGAGGAATATGCTTTGACAAAAGCCACGCCTCAACGGCCTCGGCGGATCGGGCGACAAGCACATCCGCGCCGGACCATCTAAGACGCCTGTGCGTCTCACGCTGCGCCTGTGCAACTTTCCCTTTTTCGGATTTCAACTCGACGAACAACGGCGCGCCGCCATATACAATTAAGATGTCAGGCGACCCGCTTGAGTAGCCTGGAGCATAGGTTGCCCGCCCGTCGCCGCCTGGAATCGTTGTGAAGAAAGCGTCAGCGGGCAGTGACCAACGCAAAAAATCCGCGACAGTGCGATGCAAGCTGCGCTCTTTTCGCTGTGGTTTCTTCCTCTCGACATTAAGATGGAGTGTGTTGTGAGCGCTCATGCTGTCACCACAATAAAAAGCTGGCGGCTGCTTTGACACGCAAGCTGTGGCCGCCAGCCAGTTGCCTCCGCCAAGGGTCCATAAGCGGAGGGATTGGGAATCACGCCGCCACCTCTTTGGTGAGCTCGATGGCGGTTTCAGCGACGATCGGCTGAGGCTCGGCAAATTTGGGCCGCGCGAAATTGTTGCAGTGGGCTATGATCCGGTCGATTACGATCTCGCGCTTCGAGAGGTGGCCAATGCCTGCCAGCGGGTCCATCTCCACATCGGCAAATATTTTTTCCAGTGTGTCGCGCGTCAACACAACGCGCGTTGCCGGATCGCTCACGACGCTCAAGTTCGGCTTGGTTGCTCCAAAAATGCTCATTGCGTCACTCCTCCTGCTTCAAAAACTTTTTGATTGCTGACAAGCGGGCGAGCCTCCAACCCCTTAGCGTGCAGCAGGTCAAGCGCAGTGTTTAGGTACGCGTACACCTCGCCCTCCCTGCGGCCGAGCCGCTTTGCGATTTGCAGCGTGCAAAGGCCTCCCATGAACATCTGGTAGGCCTCAAAGGCTGGCGAGACGCGGTTTAGAGCAGCCATGACACGACGGCTCCTATTCCGATGACGGCAAAGATCAGCGTTCCGATAATGACGGCCGCAGTGGCATAGATGCCGATGGCGTCAAACTCGCCGTCAAGATCGAATGGGTCGTTGGTCATGGTGTCACCACATCTTGTGAGAACGGAGGGAGTCCCGCGCGATTAGAGTCCGCCGTCACAGGGGTAACCCTAACCACTTGGCTCTTGTTTGTTTTGCGGAATGGGTCTCTCATCATGTCCCTCATTCAGCCGCTTGGGTTTCTAGTGGGGCGTCAGAGAGTATTTTCAAAAGAAGTAGCGCCGGGCCTGAAGGCTCCTCAACGCCGGTCTCCCATCGCGAGACGGTTGATTGGCTTACGCCTAAGCGCTTGGCGAAGGCGGTTTGTGTGTCTCCTAGAGACTCTCTGAGCTTGATAATGTCGACCATGCATAAATTATGCAAAACGCATAGGTTTTGTCAATGCCCATCGCATAGCAATTTTATGCATGGTTTTATGCATGAGTGAGTCTGAACGACATAATCGTCTGAAATCTGCCAGGATGGCCGCGGGTTTTGAACGTGCGAGCGATGCTGCCAGGGCTATTGGCGTGGCCGAACCAACTTACTTGGGGCACGAAAACGGAAGCCGAGGGTTTCGGGCAGATGATGCCCAAAAGTACGCATCGAGATTCGGTGTGAACTTTGAATGGTTGATGACCGGCAAGGGTGAGATGCGGCCCCGGGGTGCTCAGGCGCCGCAGACAGAGGCGGTGCGGGCGCCGTTTGACCCGCCGCCCATATCACTCATGCCTCTGGACGTGCCGGTCATGGGCACGGCTGTGGGTGGCTCTGACGGGGCTTTTGAGCTCAATGGCCAGGTTGTGGACTATGTGCGGCGGCCACCTGGAATTGCAAAAAACCCAAATGTGTTTTGCATTTATGTGCACGGCGATTCGATGTCGCCCCGCTTTGAACAGGGCGAGCTGATCTACTGTAATCCCACCCGTCCGGCGCGGCCTGGCGATTATGTTGTTGTCGAGCTAAAGCCGTCGCGGCCTGGAGAATCCGGGCATGCCTATATCAAGCGCCTGCTCGCCAAGACCCCGACCAAACTCAAGCTCAGTCAGCTCAACCCAGCTAAAGCCGACCTTGAGTTCCCCGCAGAAGCCGTTCTGCGTGTCTCGATAATTCTGGGATTGGCGGATTTGCTGGGGGTGTGACACGTAAACGAAGTGTTACATGTGGAATTGTGGCCTGAAAAATCTGTGCTATTCTTAACTCCTGGGAAAGCGGCGCAAGCCAACATGGCGCAGTCCGGCCGGGATGATTGGGTCTATGACTTTGAGCAATAACGACATTATTAGAATTGTCGTTTTCCGCGAGCACGGAAAATGGGTCGGCCAATGTTTGGAGCTGGACATTGGGGCCCAGGCTGATGACGCAGAGACTTTGTTCGCCAACTTGGAAGTTGCGATAAACGTCGATCGAAACTCGCCGGATCTTGGTCCGGCACCAAAGCACTACTTCGATCTCTGGGACCGCTGTTCCGATAAGGTCAAACAGGTCCGGCAGGCTCCAGGAATATCATGGGCACTTTGCGCCTAAGCGCATGGCCGCATATCCATTTCAGAGGCACCCAACTTTCCGGGAATATCTTGAATCGGCGATTAGGGCTGGTTGCACGGTCACAACCGGCGTTGGCCAAAACGATGATGGCCGCCCCGTGAGTGTAACTATTACCCAAGCCAATAATGGCAAAAAAGCGACAGAAGTTGATACCCAGTTGGATGAATTTCTAGTTCCAACGACAGTTGCCCGGCTGGATAGGCGCTTGGGCATCCGCTCACCCTTTGCAACCACTCCGGACCATCCATAGGTCACCCCGACGCTTCACCATCAGATCCAAGCCGACTCCATTTCAGCCAAAAATTACAGCGCCATGAATATATGCGGCGTAATGTCGCATAACACATTGCATTGATGCTATGCACTACGCATTGACTTTCGCCTCATATCTATGCATTTTGCATAGATAGCCACCCCACCGGCGAGGACGGAAGAAATGCCAATCACCCCAAACATCGATGAGCGCCGCCGCGACGAGCTGATGCTCGACGTTATGCGGCTCCTTGAGCGCGCTGGCATCGCAGTGATCTG